TATATTAACTTTAGATTTATGGATATGTTCAGCTAACTCTTGAGCATCATCACTTAATTTGTTGTTATGTAAAACACGAAAATATTTTCTAAGAGAAGGTTTAATTACTTCAGCTACTTCACGGTCTAATTCTTCTCTTGAATATGACTTAGATTGTTTTGATATTGCATCATAAACTTTATTTCTATCAGCCGGAGAAGTTAAAATATTTATTGCATCCCAACTGCCAAAATCAACATCCATAACTAAGGGATTTTTAATATTTAAATATCCACGTTTTATTTCTGGATGGAATGTTTTAAACATATTTTCAAAGTCTTCACTATCAACAGGAAACAATTCAAAGTTTTCTGAAAATATATGTGCCTTGGCATATCCCTCGGCCCTGCCTACTCTAGCTATTAATATATCTTTAGCTTGTTCTAAAGTTCCATAGTGCGTCCCTATTTCTCTAGGGAATGCAAAGTTCATTTCAAAATCTGTTTCTATTCCATCACCAGTAGACCGATATACAGGAGTCTTTATTTCAGAATCCTTTATAAATTCTTGAAGCTTTCTTTTACGAGGGCCTTCTTCAATACTGTCAATTACAGGTCTATCAGTCCTAGGCATTCTACGAAGAAGATTATTAAACTCTGAAGATGTTTTAGTATCAACTAAATCTTCATCTGTACTTGTTCGTATTTCTTCAATAGCATTTCTAAGTTTAGTCTCTTCTATTTGTGGAGAAGTTTCAATGTCTGCTATTTTTCCTTTCCTAACACGATCAGCAAAGTTCCATAAGGATCTAGACTTAACAAAAGAATCTTCGGGGATTTCCCTGGCCCCAAAAGAATCTAAAACTTGTTCTATATCAATATCTAAATCTTCTGGTTGAGTAAAGCTTCGACCTTCCATAACTGCTTTAACTCTATCTTCAACAAATACTTCTTCTTCAGTAGGAGAATTGGCTGTTACATAAGCCCTTCTCTTTATTTCATCAGCAGCATTTTCAGCAGCTTCATCATCTAAATCTTTTACAGATAAGTTTTTTATAATTTTAGCAAGGCTTCCAATAAGCTTCCCACCTATTGATAAACCTAAACGCTCGATTGGATCTTCTGCCTGTTCTTCGTAGGGTCTGCCAGTTAATTTATCAACTCTTTCTCTAGGAATTTCAGGAGCATTAGGAACTTTAAAAAACTCTACAATGCCACCATCAGAATAACTACGTTTTATTTCAAAAGGTTTGTCTCTTTCAGGGACTATAGCATCTCTTATTTTTTTATCTATTTCTTTAAGAATATCATCATATTCTTTTTTAGTTTCTTGTCCAAGAACAGGGCTAATAGCTGCATAAGGTATACCTTTTTTACCTACTACTTGTGCAGGAAATGCATCAAGTCTCATAGCTCTATAGATATCTCCTACTATCGGACCACCTAATCCTGTAACAAAAGCACCACTACTTTGATAATACTCGGAAGCTTTAGAAGCTCTTTCCAATTGATCAAAAGGGAGTCCATTGCCTCCCCATCTAGCAATAGCTTCCATAATAATTTCTTCATCAGTTTTATCTTTCCTATTTTGACCATGAGATCTAATATGATTAGTAGCTGCTGCCATACCTGTCATAATAATAGCCGTGGACGCAATCTTAGGAAGATTTCCTGTTGGATCTTTAACAGTATCAGTAATAAACTTTTTTAAAATAACATTAGTAAAGGCAGAAGGATATCCCATTAATTGAAATAAAATAGAAGTCCTAGGATTACTCATAATGTTAGGTTTAATGCCCGCTTCTGGGCTAGGATTTAAAATAACCTCATTAGTATAACGTCCAGCGGCTTTTATAATATCATTTTGATAAAAATCGTCGCTTCGTTTAGCTCCGGCGTTATACCAATCTAAAGCTTTATCTACATCAATTCCAAGATCTGTAAGCTCATCAATCTGTAACTGTGTCCTGGCTGTAGGAGAATTTATAGCTCCTGCTATCTTACCTAAGTTATCATTTATTAATTCTTTAGCGGTAGTAAAAGAAGTAAGCTGAACAAATTTTGTCCATTGATCAAGAAGATTAGTTCTAAAAAATGCATTATTAATTTTTCTTTGCCAGTTACTAGAAAGAGCTTCTCCCGATAAACGCTCTGCTCCATCCGCTAAAGCCTGTTCCATCGCAATACTTACTTTATTCATTTCTTTAAAAGCTTCAGACTTAGTTAATCCTTTAGTCATCAAGTCTTCTACAGTATCATCAGTAACACTAGTTAAAGCTGTTTTAAATGCCTTTGCAAAACCTACTGTAGAGTTTTTAAGACCTGCTTTAGATATATTAATAGCTATCTCTGTTAAACTAGAAGCTGTAGCTAAAGGTAAAAGAGCAAGTCTAGTACCTAATACATACCAATCAAGACCTGTTTGGAGTCCGTCACCATACCTATTAATACCTTCACCCGTTGCAGTTCTATAAACGTCTAAGATAGCTTCCTGTTCTCTTGCAGTAAAAGCCTTTTGACCAGACTCTCTCATTTCTCTATTTATCTGGTCTACCCAAAGTTCTTTAAAGCCTTTGATATCTCTTACACCAAAAACTTTAGTTTTAGCAATAGTCTTTGAAGTCTGAGCAGTATAAGAATTAAGTAAACTATCAAGACTATTATCTAAGAAACTTTCAAATGGAAGATCATCTGCTATGTTTAATGTTCTAGAAGAAAAGAAACTACTATTTGCACCTAAGTCAACTCTATTTTCTATGTCTAACATATCTGAAATAAAAGTATTGACATTATCTCTGTCTAGCAGTATTTCTTTTTTTGAACCTTTAGGAATAAAGGTAACTCCATTTTCAATAAGCGCATCTGCAAAAGCATTTTGATTATTTAAAATAGCTTTTCTATCCCACATTCTAGGAACATAATCTTTAACAGGCTGATCCATAATTCCATAGCCAACAAGATCATCTCCTATCTCATCTAATACTTTTCTAATTTCACCAGCGGCTTTTTGAACTTCATCAGATTGTGTTGTATCTCCACGTAAAGACCTTATAACATTTCTTTTTGCTTCATCTAAAGCATCACCTTTTAAATGTAAATTAAAAGGCTCTAAAGCTTCTCTAATTCGTAATAGTCTTTCTCCTCGAATATCACTAAAGGTTTCAAAAAAGTCTCGATCTTCTATTTTACTTTCGCCTTTCCAAGACCTTCCTAAATCATATCTAAATTTCTTTTGAAGCATTGCAGCAGTCTTAGAAAATTTAGTATAGGAGTCAAGTATAGATGCTGGCTTTTCAATAAAAGCTCTAGTAGGAGATAAACCATGAAGGGTTCTACGAATTTTATGACGTATAGCTGATTGTATTTTTGCCCCTGACGCTCCTTGATTTTCTTTTATCGCCGCTCTAACAGCATCATAAAGCTCACCTTTAGTCTTTTCTCCACCACCATATTTTTTAGCAAGAGACTCGGCTTGTTCTTCAAATATTTCTTCAAACTCACCTTCAATAGTAGACCCGCCCCTAGGTAAAGCATTCGCAGCAAAAGAATAAGAATCATTCATAACTTCTACAGTTACGTCTGCGTCTATTTGATCTCCTATTTCTTCTTCATCTACCGCTCTATTTAAAGTTTTCTGTCTAGTTGCACTAGGTTTAGTAACTCCAAGATATCTTCCTGCGGCTCCTCCTAGTAGTGCTCCTCCAGCCGTATACATTCCAAATTCTTCAGTATCAAAATGATTTCTAAGCCCTACAGCAAGTTCAGCATTTTGTCGATAATAGTTATCTGTACCTGTCCAAGCACTTCCTGCAATAGCCGATCTAATCATTGTAGGATTTGTAGAGTTATCTAATGCAATTCTTTTTAATGTTTGTGCAACACCTTGTTTAGCAGCAACATTAACTCCTGCTCCTGCTGTTCCTAATAAAATTGACACTATATTAATAGGATCAGCAATAATATCTGTTGATATATCATAAAAAGCTTTTAATCTATTTCCTTCGCCAATATCAGCTTCATCAAATCTACTACGAAGTCTTGCATAAGCCTGTTTAACATTTTCAGGGGCTTCTTTTAATTGACCTGCCCGAGTACCTATTGTACCTAAACGATAATCTTCATCTCTAAGAGTTTCAAAAATATCCTCATTAGAATCCCAAGATCCTGCATCCCAAAACTTACGCCAGCCAGTAGTATTTTTAGCTAGAAAAGTTAAATATGTTTCTCCATCCTCTACAAATTGAGGATCATTTTCTAAATCAGTTAAGGTTTCTGTATATCCGTATGAAGATTTAGAATAAGGACCACCTTTATAAGGCTTTGTATTTTCAGTAAGCCCTTCTAGGTCTTCATAAAACTGTTCGTTAAATGCTTTCATTTAGTTATGCTTCTGGGGAAAATAAGTTTTCATTATTTGCAACAAACTCTTTGGCTGTTCCTCTGCCTTTAAAAGTGTTATAATACTTTTTCCAGTAGTTACCTTGTTTTTCTATTGATTGAGGAATAGGCGCATTAGTTCTTTGGCGTAAATACATTCTTGCAAAAGCAATAGATAGTATATCATCTTCTAAATCTTCGTATGTAACTGTTGTTAAATCTATACCTGTTGCATCTTTAAAAGGTTCTACATATTTACTAAGTCTATTTTTTCTGTCTTTAAGTTTTTTCTGTACTTGATTAAAAGCAACCTCATCTACTTGAGCAACACCAAAACTACCGCGTCTTCCTTCAGAGCCTGAGAAGTCATACGTTCCTGGTGCCTTACCCATACGAGATTCTTGATTAACTACTCGTTTCATAAACTGAATTTGTCTTTCATTATCTCCTAGTAATTTTCCAATATACTCAATTTTACCCTCGACAGAATTAGGTATTACTGTAGTATTTTTTTTATCTTCTTCTTCTTGTGCTATTATATTAACTTCATCTGTTATTTCTTTTATAGATCTTGGATCTAGTCCAGAATATAAATCTTCTAGTTTTCCTTGATCTATAGGACTTTGTGTAGAGGAAGATGCAAGAAGACTACTACGTTCTTGTCGTTCATTAGGAGGTATAAAAACAGACTCATAAATAGCTCTATAAGGAGCAAATTTAGCTTTAGCTATATCCCAAATTTTTTGTTTATTTCTATATGCATCTGCTATTATACTATCTTGTGCAATATTTATTATATCTTGACCAACTGCTCTACCTCCTGAGTCTAGAAGTGCTCCTACTGTTATTGCAGCAGCTTGAGCTTTACTTATATTATCATCTGCTGCGGCAGCTTTAACTATTTCAAGATGGCTTAGACCGTCCTTTTTAAGAATATTAATTCTATTATTTGCGGCTGCAACTTTTTCTCTTTCTTGTTCACCACCTATAGGAGATTTAATTACTTCGCCCCCAGTTTTTTCCCCATTATTAGTATTCGTTGCCTTAGATATATCAGCACCTAATCCTGTAGGAGCGTCTGGATTAAAATTTGTCTGACCAAAATCTTCTTCCCAAGCTTTTTGAAATGAGTTTATTAATCTTTCTCTTGCTTCTGGCTCAACAGATTGTAGTCTGTTCTCTAAAAAGTCTCTGCTAAATAAAGTTTTAACACTTGGTTTATTAAATAAATCATTTAAAACATTAATTTTAACTGGCTTTTCACTTTCACGAAGTAGCCTATATTGCTCTGAAGCATCACTATATTGAAGTATTTTAGCAATATTTCCTAGTGATTCTTTAGTTATAGGAATGCTTCCTTCATAAACTAAATCAGCATAAGATTCTAAAGCTTCTAATCCATTTACTATTCCTGTTATTCCAGTTTTCTTATTACGAAAAAAAGTAGCGTCTACATTTATATTATCATCTATTATTTTTCTTTCTTGCCTATTTAAAACAATTCTTAGTGCTATATTCTTTCCGTCCGTATTAGAAGTCTCACCAGTTGTTGTAAATATCGTATCTAATTTGTGTATTTCCGCAGACATTTGATTACCTATATTTTCCATATAGCTTTGATCATTTTGTCCATACGCTTGAGCTTGGCTTTCTATTACTTGTTTAACACTCTTTGGATCATTTGAATAACCGAACCAAGAATCTTCTACAGTTCCACTTACATCATAATCTTGATTATCAACAATATGAGGAATTGTTTTATCTCTTGTTACTTTACTAAAATTATCAGTAGCTGTAACCTTATTTAATAGATTACTATTACCAGCATCGTTAAGATTACTACTAATAACATATTCGTTACCATCTACATCTTTTACGAGAGTTTGGTAGACAATCGTTTCTGTCGTTTTTCCATCATAACTCGTTTCTTTAATCTTCTTACTTCGTAAAAAAGTATTTGTTAATTCACCAGGATCTATATCCCGATTAGTAAAAAAATCTTTAAATTTAACTTTATGAGGATCAAGTTTACTTACTAAAACATTTACTTTCCTAGTAACTTCAGCTTTGCCATCTACTGTTTGTAAAGGCATATCAACCGCAGTGCCTGTTCTTTCAAACTTTTCTGTTAGACCAGATTTAAAGTTTTCCATATAATCTTTAGCATTATCAAAGCTATCTTGTTGAAAGATTTCTTGGCCTCCCAATGCATAAATGTCAGGACTTATTTGCTTTAAAACATTTTCTGTTGATTCAAGAAGAACTTCTGCTTTATTCTTTTTATTTCCAAATATTTTTCCAATTAATTCTTGTCCCATACTATCTGGAAATACGTTAGCATCTCCTATAAAGTCTTCATAGTTTTTAGAAAGATCTACTTTACTTCTTAATTCTTGAATATTTTTGTATTGATTATAAATATCATCTTTAAATTTATTAGCAAAATCTTTTAATACTTCAGCTTTACTTTCATCAGTATACCCTTCAGCCCATCCTTCGTATTCCTGCTCTGCTATTCTTTGAGCATAAGGCATAACAAAAGTATCATATACATACTGTTCTTCTCCACCAACGTAACTGACAGCTTTAGCTTCATGTTCCCCATAAACTTTATTTAAATTCTGAGCTTTGCTATAAACATTACGTCCTTTAACTACTTCAGCATTTTTAAAGAAATCATCTACTTTTTCTTCCATGCCAAGTTTATAATAGTCAATAGCAATATTTCCCGCTAAACCTATTAGTTGGTTTCTATTTCTTCTGTCTCTATTTTTTTCTGCTGTATTTTGTGCGGCAGCAGATAACTCACTATATGTATCTTCTATAGCACTCATTTATTGTCTCGCCATTAAACTAGGGGAAGTTGGTTCTACTATGTCATCAGGAGCTTCTTTATTATTTAAATTTTCTTTAACTTCTCCAGAAAGTTCTGCTCCAAATAAATCTTCATCATCATCATTCATTACAATATAATCATTAACTCCTGCTCTCTCAAGGATACCCATGATCATATAAGCGGTAGGTTCTACTAACAATAGAAATAAATCTGCATTCCATTTTCCTTCTGTAAATCCTTTAAACAGAACAAGCCTTGTTAATTCCATAATAGTTCCACCGCCTAAAGCAGATTCTACAAGACCTTCATAACTAGCTTCTTCTGTTAAAGTAACAAATAAATAATCTATAGCTTCTTGAAGAACAGTAAATTCAGGAGGCTGTTCCCAAGGATAAGGATCATCAGGATCACTAGTTAGTCCTTCTCCAGGAATAGGACCATCCATTCTTGAAAAATGTTCTTGTAGTTCTGGAGTAGTGTCTAATAATTCACTCATAGTTTAAAATCCTAATTAACTTACTGCTGGAATTTGATTTTGACCATAGTTTACTCTAAATGCAGTTGGTATTCTTTGTGCCTCTGCTATCATTTGCGCCCAATCACTTACAGGGTTAGACATAGCTATACCAAATGCTGGTAACTGCTCCGCGCCAGTAATCCGATCTTCTGCAAAGAGTTGCATACTATTTCCTCCAAATCCAGAAGTATTATCTCCTGTTGAACCAGTAATTGCATCATAAGCCCAATCACCAATACCAGCTATAGCCCTATCTTTTATCCTGCCTCCAATATCACTAGCAATACCCCCTTTCTTTGCTTGTGGCGCAAAACCTTTTCCTTGTAAAGTTTGTTCAGGAACAGTTAACAAAGAAACATTTTTTGTTGCGTCTACGTCAATAGTACCACCAGTTTCTCCTAATCTAGAAAACCTTTCGGCAGGAGTTTCAAACGGAGAAGGTAAGTCTACATTTACTGCGTCTGGTAAATTAGAAGCATATTCTCCTATATTTAAATTAGGATCTATAGGGGAAGGAAATTTAAACATCTGTTCACTAGACTGACTAAATAAGTCTGCTCCAGTAGGTACTTTAAATTTAGATCCTCCTACATTAGAAATATCAAATGAAGATGATAAATTAGAAGTATCAAATGAAGATGGTAATTTTCCTATATCTACATTAGGATTTATAGGAGAATCTAGTTGAACTTTTCCTGCATCTACATTAATAGTACCGCCAGTTTCTCCTAATTTAACAAACTTATCAGTAGGAGCTTTTAATACATCACCCAGTCTTCCTGTTTCAAAAAGCGATGCTTGTTTTGCAACACCCTCTGTAAACGCTGTTTTAATTCCAGCAAATGAGCTTTGAGTCTGTGACCAAATATCTCCCCAACTAGCAAGATTAGTAAGATCTTTTCCCATAAAGGTGTCAATTCCCATTTTCTGTAAAAACTCTCCACCTACTTTACCTACAATATTACTAACTGTACTAGTAACAGCTTCTGATACACCTTTTATAGCATTACCTACACCACCTATAAATTTTGTTGCAGCACCTACCATCTTACCAAATCCTGCGACAAAGGCATTACTCGACGCTGCTAGTCCTCCTGCCCACGTCGATATAGCTCCTAACGCATAGGGAGCAAGGAATGCAAGAGCAATAGTTCCTACAATTCCTAACTTGCCAAAAACTTTACCTACTTTCCCAGCAATTTTTTTAATACCTTTACCAATTTTTTTAAAGACCTTTTTAATGCCTTTAAATAATTTTTTAAAAAACCCCATGTTTATTCCTCATTACTAACCGAATATTTTAGCAATCCAAGTTGTTAAGTTATTAGTGCTCATATGACCTTTCTCAGCAGATGTTTCATTACCGAGGGCAGTTGCATATAAACTAGTTTTCCTTTGTTCTTCGTTCTCATAAGACTGTCTAATATAAGAAGCTTCATCTCTAAGGTTTTGCCATAGAAAAGATTGTTCAGCCGAATCCAAATTAAATTGCATTTGTGCAGCCATTTGATTAGATGCATTTTGAGCAGCAGTATCAATTAAATTAGCTTTTCTTCGCCATTCTACATTAGACTGTAAAACTGCTTGTTTATTTGCAGCATTCCATTGATCTCTATTAAAATCCATTTGACTGTTAAACTGCTCTACTTGAGTATTAAGTTGTGCTTGTGCAGTCCTAGCAGCTAAAACATTACCAGCATTTACTGCTTTTGCTTTATTCTGTTCTGCCGCACTAAACTGTTTAGCTTGATTTACAGAAGTAGCATTAAACTGATTCATCTGCGCTTCCATATTTTTCATAAATTGATTTTTTTGATTCTCACTAGTAGCATTAAACTGCCTAGATGCATTAGTAGCAGCAGCATTAGTAAGCATTGTTTGTTGTCTCATTTGCTGATCAAAAATATTAACTTGCTGCCGATTAGAAAGATTACTTAAATCCATCTGTAAAAAGTTTCTAGCATTTTCTATTGCTAATTTTGTATTTTGATCAGCAGTTGCTAAATCCATTTGAGCTAACATTGTAGCATTTTGCATAGCTTCTTGTTGTCTAGCATTAAAATCTGTTAAAGTAGCAGACTGAAGAAATTTACTATTAGACAGTTCTACTTGCTGTGCTGTAGAAAATTTAGACATATCTATTTTAGCAACAGTCATTGCATTAGTTACGGCTCTTTGCTGATCAACACTAAGCTGTGATTGATTCATTGCACCAGCAAGTTCAGCTTGTTTTAAATTAGTCTGAAGCCTTGTTTGAAGATTAGCTAACTCTGTTTGTTGAGCAGCATTTAAATTTTCAGACTCTGCTTGATTTTCAGCAGTAAGATTAGCAAGTCGCATTTGCTGATCATTAGAAAGATTAGCAAGTTCCATTTGCTGTTTAAATTCAGCATTCTTTATTAAGAACTGTCCTGCTATAGTCTTATCTTGTGAAGTTGCAGCTTGAATTGCTTGAGCATTACTTTGAGCTAAAGGTATAGCACTTTGAATAATAGAATTAAAAAGTGCATCTCTACCTACAGTAGAAACATCTAAACCTCTCTGAGCTAAATTAGCCTCTACCGCAGCCAAAGCAGGTTTAGCCCACGAAGGAGTTTTACCTTCCTCCATTCCAGCAAGTAAGGATTCCATCTGAGTGCTAACTAAAGCTTCTTTAGGAAGTCCTGAAAGTCTAGTTTTAATTCCATCATCTAAACTATCAGCAGCAGCAGCAAGTTTTTCTGGATCATCAGCTAAATCAGCAGCAACATCATCAGGAATTCCTTGTTCTTTTAAATCGCTGAGAACTTTAGCCTTTGCTTCTGCACCTCTTATTTCTCTTTGTTGAGCTTTATCGAAATTATATAAAGATAAAATTTCAGCAGGTTCTCCATCAGGAGCAGGTTCCCCAGTTATTATCCTTCTTTGTTTAAGTTCAGCTTCCCGAGTAGGTGATACTTTTACTGTTTGACCAGTTACCTTATCTACTTGAGATCTTAAATCTTCATCAAACACTTCGTCCTTAGCAAGTGCTTCCCGTTCGTCAGGTCTGACTCTTTCAGCAGCCTTTGCTCGTTCAGTTAATTCAGGACCATCTGCTTCAGCTACTCTAGTAACTTTACCTTGAGCAGCTTTAGTTGGCCCTATTTCCTCAGCTTTAAAAGCGTTATATGTTGCAGTTGTATATTCTTTAGGAGTTGGAGCCGTTTTAGCAGTATACCCTTCTCCTGTAAATTCTTGTGCTGTTATATTTTTTTCTGTAGCGTCTTCAGGAGCAGCCATATTAACTGCTGGTAAATCTGTTGTCGTTCCTACTTTTTCTACCGGAGATTTTTGAACCGTAAAAGGAACTCCGCGTTGTATATCTACTTTAGGAGGCTTTCCTTTTTCTTGAGTAGAAGTTACATATCCTACTCTAGGATCTTTAGGTATTGAAACAGGAGGACCTCCTCCACCGTCATCACCACCACCATTGTCATTACCACCGTCATCACCACCATCGTCATTACCACCGTCATGTCCTGGGTCATTAGGATTGTGAGGAGTAAATGTTGTCCCGCCGCTTGGGTTGTTTTGGTCATACGTTACTTCATGTGCTTGACCACTTCCTGAACCACCTATACCTCCAGCATGGCGTTTTTTTCGCAAAGATCTTTTTACTTTATTCATATTTTAACCTGTGAATATTATTCCTGCACATGATGTAACCATTACCCCTATAACAAGCCAAGCAAGTTTTTCCCACCTAGCAGCATGTTTCTCTGTTGTTACTTTGAGAGATCGTAATTCTACAATTGCTTCTGCCCAACGCTCTCCACATTCTTTTTCGTGACGCTCTATTCTATCCAGAGCTTCTAAGGCTACTTCCATTTCTGTCTTCATAGAATATTTAAGTCTCAACTATTACTAAGTTAATGTAGGTCGCGTAAGAGGAAAATCACTGGTGCTAGGCCAGTCTCTAAGTTTAACCCTGTACGCTGCAATCTCAGTTTTTTGCGGATGATCCGTTAACAGCGACAACACATCTGTTCTAGTTAATTCACTGTCCCGCCACTCTCGTTGCCTTACAATTTTAGCGGCTATAGCTGCTTTAGCGGCTGGTGATTGGTCAGTGACAACAAGATATTCACCATCTGGATATGCAGTTTTAGCAGCTTCTAATGAGTTAAAATCTTTGGCAGCACCATCGACCATCACCCGTATTAAATTAGTCATTTTTTATTTCCTTTAGTCGAATAACATATCGTATGGGCCCTTTATCAACACTGAGGTTGGTGACAAAGCCAACCCTACTGTTGCACCACCCGATGCTGAAACAATAGTTCCTGAATTGTTTGTGTAGCAAAGAGCATTTGGGGTTAATCCTGACTGGTTTGTATCAATTCCTCCGATTACTTTAATTGAGGCTACTTCACCATTTGATACCGCACCCTGAGAGATTCCTATAAAATTGTCATTGTTGCAGTTTCCACCGTCACTAAAAGAAATGCCGTAAGGGATAGTACCACCAGGGTTAGTTTCACTTCTAAAACTAGCTGTTGATAGGTTGTATGCAGTACTTAACGTGTAATCAATTATAGATGGACTACTCCCACCCGCAATAAACACTTCAGTACCATCATCATTAAAAACAACATCTCTTAGAAGTGCATCATACGAGGAAACATCTAAGCTAACGCTATCAAAACTTGCAGTTGAAATGTCCCATGCTGTGCTTAATGTGTACTGGTCTACTTGGTCATTAGTACGGTCAGTAACGTACATTTTAGTACCATCAGGTTTAAACCGAAGCCCCTGTTGATTATCATCTCTTGTTGTATCAAATGTTCTTGTAAAACTCGCAGTAGAAATATCCCATGCTGTACTCAAAGTCCATTGATGTACGTTTGAATCGAACCTACCGGATACGTAAACTTCTGTTCCGTCAGGTTTAAAATCCATTGCTCTTGGGTATGTGTGTTTACCTCCAATAGTATACGCATCAACATAACTCAGCGTTGTAACGTCAAAACCAGTGGTTGCTGTAAATTCGTGTATTTTTGAATTTGCCGCATTACTGTCAGCAGTAAAAAACTTTGTACCGTCACTGCTCCAGCTATGAGCACCATTAAAATTTGAGGATGAGGCACTGTGATTATTATAGAAATCATAACTAGAAGAACTATTTGAGTCGTAAAAAGTACCCTCTGTTGTGGCAGACGTATTAAAAGGAGTTGCTAAAGAATACGAGTATATATAATAATAATGCTGAAT